GGTTTCACTGCTGCTTCATCTGTTGACTGGTATGATACTCAGACTCTTGGTCTTGATAACTCAACACTGTTCTGGAAAACTATTGCACCAAAACCAACAACAAACGCTTTCTCACTCGCCAGAAGTGGTAAAGGCGATGCGGTGCATATCGTAGTTGTTGATGATAGTGGTAATATTACTGGTAACCAAGGAACAATTCTTGAGAAGCACCTCTTCCTTTCAAAAGCATCAGATGCTATCTCTAATGTAAACTCACCACAAAGAACTTTCTATAAGAACTATATTGCAGATAACTCTGCTTATATATTTGCAGGTTACAATGCATCTCAAGCAGGAGATGCTGTGTTTAATACTCGTCCAACATCTGTTGCATTTGGTGGAACTAGTTTCACTGAAATATCCATCTCCGATGGAGCCTGGGGTTCAAAAGCTCAAGGAGTAACTTATAGTTCTCTTGGCAACGTAACTTACACTCTTACTGGTGGTAAGAACTACGATGGTAATGAAAATGTCGGTGCATCTACAGCACTTACTGCTTCTCTTGGAACCTTAATGACCGGTTATGATAAGTTCTTGGATGACTCTGAGATTGATGTTGATTTCTTACTTATGGGTCCAGGACTTGCCAATAAGGAAGAGTCCCAAGCAAAAGCAAATAAACTGATCCAAATTGCGGATACAAGATCTGATTGTCTAGCAGTCATTTCTCCACATAGATCTGCAGTTGTTAACGTAACAAATGCTGATCAGCAGACATCAAATGTAATTGATTTCTTCTCACCTGTAACATCTTCATCTTACGCTGTATTTGACTCTGGATACAAGTACATGTATGACAGATTCAATGATACCTTCCGTTATATTCCATGCAACTCTGATATTGCTGGAATTATGGCAAGAACTGTACGAGACACTTTCCCATGGTTCTCACCCGCAGGTCAGCAGAGAGGTGTTCTTCTGAATGCTGTGAAACTTGCATATAACCCAACCAAGGCACAGAGAGACCTTCTCTATCCAAGAAGAATTAATCCTGTGGTTAATAAGCCTGGTGTTGGCGTAATGCTCTTTGGAGATAAGACTGGTCTTAACTATGCATCAGCATTTGATAGAATCAACGTTCGTCGCTTGTTCCTATTTGTACAAGACGCACTTAAGAATGCTGCAAACGCTCAACTCTTTGAATTCAACGATGAGATCACCAGAGCGAACTTTGTCAACATTGTTGAACCATTCTTGAGAGATATTCAATCCAAGAGAGGACTTTTTGACTTCCTTGTTGTTTGTGACGAATCAAATAATACTCCAGATGTCATCGATGGTAATGAGTTCCGTGCAGACATCTTCTTGAAGCCAGTTAAGTCTATTAACTACATTGAACTAACTTTCGTTGCGACAAGAACGGGCATCAGCTTCAATGAAGTTGCTGGTCGCGTTTGATATTAATTTTCTAGAAAACCCAGGAGGAACCTAACAATGGCTTTAAGAACAATCTCAAACTTTAAGTCCAGACTACAGGGCGGCGGTGCTCGCCCCAACCTTTTTGAAGTTGATATCCCTGCATTCCCTGCAGCGGCACTCAACTCAGAAAATCCTGCAACTTGGCAATCTGCAGAACAGGAAACATTCAGATTTATGTGCAAATCTGCTGCTCTGCCAGCATCAAATGTCGCTCCAATTGACGTACCTTTTAGAGGACGTACTCTAAAAGTTGCTGGAGACAGAACTTTTGATACCTGGACAGTAACCATCATTAACGATGAAGACTTCTTACTGAGATCTCAGTTTGAAGCATGGATGAACGCAATCAGTAAACTTGATAACGCTTCTGGTGCAACCAATCCTTCTTCGTACATGACTGATGCTTATGTTCATCAGTTGGGACGTGGTTACAATGCAGGTAGATTCTCACAAACTAGTGATGGAACCGATGCTGCCGGTGCAGGTGGCAACGTACCATCACCAAAACTGAGAACATATCGCTTCTACGACATCTTCCCAACCAATGTATCGCAGATTGATCTGTCATATGATACTGGTGATACCATTGAAGAATTCACTGTTGAATTCCAAGTACAATACTGGACATCACCTGGTAACGATCAGTCTGGTCAAACCATCGCCTGATTTAATCTAATAAATAGAACAGTAAGAATTCTGTTCTGTCATAGATGTCTAGATTATTTGGTTTTTCAATTGAGGGGGAGGAAACTCCCCAAAAAAATATTCAATCCCCCGTTCCGCAAAATGATGCGGACGGGGTTGATTATTATGCATCATCTGGCGCTGGATTTTATGGATCGTATTTAGATCTAGAAGGAATATATAAAAACGAGAATGATCTCATTAAGAGATATAGGGAGATGGCACTTCACCCTGAAGTTGATAGTGCTATTGAAGATGTAGTTAACGAGGCTATTGTATCAGATACAAATGATAGTCCCGTTCAGATAGAGTTATCAAATTTAAATGCTAGTGATGGTATAAAGAAAATTATTCGTGGAGAGTTCAAGTATATTCTTGAAATGCTTGACTTTGATAATAAAGCGCATGAGATATATCGCAATTGGTATGTTGATGGTAGACTGTTTTACCATAAAATTATTGATGTAAAGAAACCAGAAGAAGGTATTAAAGAACTCAGATACATTGATGCGTCAAAGATGCGTTATGTAAGAAAAATGAAAAAGGGAGCAGAGATAAAGTCCAATACCCCAACTTTAATGGCAAGTCAACCAGATTCTCCATTAAAGTATGATTTTCCTGGAATTGAAGAGTTCTTTATCTACACACCAACACCTTCAAACTCTGGAGGAAATTCTTTGAGTTTTGGTGGAGCTCCACAAAAGAGTATTACTATAACTAAAGATTCAATTACATATTGCACCTCAGGACTGGTAGACAGAAATAAGGGACTGGTTCTTTCTTATCTTCACAAGGCAATCAAGGCACTCAATCAACTCAGAATGATTGAAGATAGTCTTGTCATCTATAGATTGTCTCGTGCTCCTGAGCGTAGAATTTTCTACATTGATGTTGGCAATCTACCCAAGGTAAAAGCAGAACAATATCTGCGTGACGTTATGATGCGTTATCGTAACAAGCAAGTTTACGATGCAAATACTGGCGAAATGCGCGATGACAAGAAGTTCATGTCCATGATGGAAGATTTTTGGTTGCCACGTAGAGAAGGTGGACGTGGAACTGAAATTTCTACACTACCTGGAGGACAAAATCTTGGAGAAATTACCGATATTGAATATTTCAAAAAGAAATTATACAAGTCACTAAACATTCCACCTTCAAGAATGGAGTCTGACGGTGGATTTAATCTTGGAAGATCCTCAGAAATTCTTAGAGATGAAGTAAAATTCAGTAAGTTTGTTGGACGTTTGAGAAAAAGATTTTCACAAGTGTTCAATGACATCTTAAGATCACAACTTATTCTTAAAAATATTGTAACCCCAGAAGACTGGGATGCAATGGTTGAGCATATTCAATATGACTTCCTTTACGATAATCATTTCTCGGAACTAAAAGAAGCAGAACTTGTAACAGAAAGATTAAATCTTGTGGCAACTGCAGAGCCATATATCGGTAAGTATTATTCACAAGATTATGTTCGTCGTAAGATTCTACGTCAAACTGACGTAGAGATTATTGAACAGGATGAGTTAATTGAGAAAGAAATCTCTGAGGGCATAATCCCAGATCCAAATGCACCAATGCCTATGGATGGTGGTGAGATGGGAGACTTAGGGCAACCAGTTTTAGAACCTGAAATTGATGGTTCTGCAACTGAAGCACCAGAGATTAAATTGCCTAAAGGTGGTGAGATATAAATAGACACGATCACTTAATTTTTAATATGGAAAATTTAATGAATTTAATTTACTCTGATGAGAGTCCATCTCAGGTAAGTGACGAGATTAAAGATATTTTGTTTGCAAAGTCTGCAGATAAAATTCAAAATATGAAATCTGGCATTGCATCTAAGATGTTTAATCTTGATGACGAAACTGAGGATTCATAAATAAAATATATGGATATCTTAAGAATATGAAAGTACTAGGCACTTCAACAGCACTTGCAACCGGAACAACCAAATTTATAACATCAACAGCAGTTTGGGTAAACAATACCAATACTTCTGCTGGAGATGTCACTGTTCGTAATTCTGATGATGATGCAAATGTAGGAACTATTAGTATTCCACCTAATACTGGAATTGTAATTCATCTTGAAGTTGGTCAAGGATTGAGGGGTGCATCAACCATGAAGGGAACTCAGGTTGACAATTCCGCAGGAAGATAAAAATCCAAAAAATTAATCAATCAGTAAAATGAAACTAATCAGAGAAGAGATCGAAGACGTAAAAGTGTTTATTACCGAAGGTAAAAACGGTAAGAGATCACTTTTTATTGAAGGTGTATTCCTTCAAGGAAACATCAAGAACCGTAATGGTCGGATGTATCCGATGGAGACTCTTCGTAGAGAAGTTGGAAGATATAATGAAGGTTATATTAATGCTGGAAGAGCTCTTGGAGAACTTGGTCATCCAGATGGTCCGACTGTAAACTTAGATCGCGTTTCTCATAAAATTGTATCACTTAGAGAAAGTGGTTCAAACTTTATTGGAAAGGCAAAAATTCTTTCTACGCCAATGGGTAAGATTGCAGAATCATTACTCTCTGAGGGAGTGAAACTCGGAGTTTCCTCAAGAGGAATTGGTTCTCTTACACAAAATAAAGAAGGTGTAAATATTGTAGCTGATGACTTTATGTTGGCAACTGCTGCCGACATTGTAGCAGATCCTTCTGCACCTGATGCATTTGTTGAAGGAATCATGGAAGGAAAGGAATGGGTATGGGAAGGTGGTATCCTTCGCGAAAAACGTGCTGCTGCAATGAAAAATGTTATAAATACCCTAGTAGATCAAAAGATGCTTGAAGAGAAAAAAATAGAATTGTTTAATAATTTTCTAGCAAATCTTTAATTTATAAATAAATATAGTTAAAAACGGAAAAAACGGAGAGTTCAAATGTCTGGTGACAACCTACAAGAAATGGAGACGGCAGTGGGCACACAATCCAAAACCGCTGTTAATTCTGGAGCAAAATCTGCCGACCCAATGCCTAAGATGGCAGATCCTGGCACCCAGTTAGCAAGCGTTGAGGATCTTGGTGGTCCTACTCCGGAAAATTACAAACCTGATGATGATTCTGCAAAGTTAAGAGAACCTTCTCTTAAGACTGTTGCTGATATTGTCAAGAAAGGATCTAAACCTGCAGATTCAATGCCTAAGATGGCGAAAGAAGAATCTGAGGTAGAAGAAGAAGTAATTGAAGAGTCGCCAGAAATCACCGAAGAAGAAGTAGTAGAAGAGAGCGCCGAAAAAGTACTCGAAGTTACTGATGAGGTTGACGTTGAAGAAGACGTTAATGCTCTTCTTGGAGGAGAAGAACTCTCCGAAGAGTTTAGGGAAAAAGCAAAGACCATCTTTGAAGCTGCTTTGAAAACAAAAGTAGTTGAAATCAAAGAAGCTCTTGAAGCGCAGTATGAAGCGAAACTTCAAGAGGGTCTTGATGAAGCAAAGTCTGAATTGACTGAGCGTGTTGATTCCTATCTGGAGTATGTTTCCGGAGAGTGGGTCTCCGAGAATAAACTTGCCATTGAAAATGGCATTAAAACTGAGATGACCGAATCATTCCTTTCTGGAATGAGAGGACTTTTTGAAGAACATTATGTAACAATCCCTGAAGAGAAATATGATGTACTTCATAGCATGGTAGAAAAACTTGACGAGATGGAAACAAAACTCAACGAGCAAATTAATAAGAACATTTCACTCAACAAGCGTCTTGCAGAGTCGGTTGCTGATAGTATCTTTGATCACGTTTCTGAGGGTCTCGCAACTACTCAGAAAGAGAAGCTCGCTTCACTTGTAGAAAGTGTTGAGTTTGAAAGTGAAACTGCATATCGTGAAAAACTGAAGACGCTAAGGGAATCATATTTTCCTACTAGAACAGCGACTTCAACAGTAGCAAAGACTGAAACTCTATCTGAGGGTGTAGAATCAGTTTCTGAGGAACCTTCATATACCGCAGACATGGCTTCATACATGAGAGCATTACAGTCTGTTGCTAAAAATAACTGAAAATTAAAATTAACAAACTAAACATTTACGGAGAAAGCAATGTTCAATTCCGAACAATTGCAGGAAAAGTGGGCACCTCTTCTAGACTATCAAGGCCTCGATGGCATCAAAGATTCTCATAGAAGAGCAGTAACCGCTCAACTGCTAGAAAACCAAGAAAGATTCCTCAAAGAGCAATCTGCATTTGATCACGGTTCCATGAGAAACCTCATGGAAACCCCAACCAACAGTGGAAACGCTGCTGGTGCCTCCGGAGGATTCGGCGCTGATTCAGCAGCTGCAGGTCCTACCGCAGGTTTCGATCCAGTTCTGATCTCACTGATCAGACGCTCAATGCCTAACCTGGTCGCTTATGACCTCGCAGGCGTTCAACCAATGAACGGTCCTACCGGACTAATCTTCGCAATGCGTTCCCGCTATACCAATCAGAGCGGAACGGAAGCATTCTTTGATGAAGCAGATACTGCATTCTCAGGACAGGATGCAGGATTTGACGAGACAGCAGGTTTCTCTGATGTCACTGCTGGTATGGGTACTACCGCTCAGTCGGGAAGCAACCCATCCGCACTCAACCCTGTTGGATCAGCAAACTCAACCGGCTATGATGTCGGTCAGGGTATGGTCACTGGTGATTCTGAAAACCTCAGCGGAACCGGTAATGATGCCTTCAACCAGATGGCATTCTCAATTGAGAAAGTCACTGTAACCGCTAAGTCCAGAGCACTCAAAGCTGAGTACTCATTGGAACTGGCACAAGACCTTAAGGCAATCCATGGTCTGAACGCTGAAGCGGAACTCGCAAACATTCTCTCCACAGAGATTCTTGCTGAAATCAACCGCGAAGTTATCAGAACCATCTACAAGGTTGCTGAGCAAGGTGCTACCACCAATACTGCAACTGCTGGTCAGTTTGACCTTGACATTGACTCAAATGGACGTTGGTCCGTTGAGAAGTTCAAGGGTCTAATCTTCCAGATTGAGCGCGATGCTAACGCAATCGCACAAAGAACTCGTAGAGGAAAGGGCAACATCATCATGTGCTCTGCAGACGTTGCTTCTGCACTGACCATGGCTGGTGTACTTGACTACACCCCTGCACTCAACGCTAACCTTAACGTTGACGACACCGGCAACACTTTCGCTGGTACTCTTAACGGTAAGTACAGAGTTTACATTGATCCCTATTCTGCAAACTCTGCTGCTAACCAGTACTACGTTGTTGGTTATAAGGGTTCTTCACCTTATGACGCAGGTATCTTCTACTGCCCATATGTACCCCTCCAGATGGTACGTGCAGTTGGTGAGAACTCCTTCCAGCCCAAAATCGGATTTAAGACGCGCTACGGCATCGTTGCAAACCCATTCGCTGAAGGACAATCTCAAGGACTTGGACGCCTTCGCGTCAACCAGAACCGCTACTACAGACGTGTTCTTGTCAAGAACCTCATGTGATAAAGGTTGTTGTGGGGCAGGATGTCCCACATGCCCATTCAGACCTCCCACTCGGGGGGTCTTTTTTTATGTGAGGAAAACCGTAATATGCAAAAATGCGAGGCAGTATAAATACTCAGACGTTACATAGTGTAACGTACTTGACGCGCAACCACATTATGGGTTATAATTCACACAGCGGTCGGACCAAACCGATCCTTCATCTGCGGGTAATCACTCCGTAAGTAAATTTAAGAGGTATTTAAAAAATGATCAAATCTGTATTCGCAGCAACTGCTGCTCTGTCTGTCTCTGCTGGATCTGCCCTTGCAGGACCATATGTAAATGTAGAAACCAATGCAGGATGGACTGGATCCGAGTACAACGGTGCTGCGACGGATCTTCATCTGGGTTATGATGGCGCACTGGGTGAGCGTGGTTCATACTATGTCCAGGGCGGTGCTACCCTACTGACCCCTGACGGCGGTGAGACCGATACCGTCCCTTCAGGTAAGGCAGGACTTGGTTTTGAAGTAACCGAAGCACTTGGTGCATATGGTGAAGTATCCTTCGTGGGTTCCGGCGACGAAGATCTTGACCGTGGTTACGGAGCAAAATTGGGTGTGAAGTACTCATTCTGAGTTGAATAACATTGGGGTCTTCGGACCCTTTTTTTTATGAAAAATTATCTACATAGAATGGTTACAAGCCCTGTAACTCATTTTGTGAGTCTCGCTACGGGATTTCTATGTATAATTCAACTTATACATACACATGCTCATTACACAATGTCTGTTGATACAAATTCTTATGTGAGAGCATTTTGTAAGAAAAACTTTGAAACATGTCAAAGAATATTAAATGATCTAGAGGACTAAATGTCCTCTTTTTTTATCTAAATAGTTCAAAAAATGGCGACGGCAAGAAACATTAATAAAGAACAATTGGAGAATAGAAACTACTTATCTGGAGTAAGTTTCAATTTCACAATTAACCGAGCACCATATGTTACGTTTACTGGAAACAAGATTAACATTCCAGGACTATCATGTGGTTTTGCTGAGCAACCAACATATTTGAGAAACATTCCTATTCCTGGAGACAAACCAGTATTTGAAGATCTTATCTTGAGTTTTCTAGTTGATGAGGAACTCAAGAACTATATGGAGATTCAGAGATGGATTCGTGGTGTTACCTATCCAGAGAGTTTGCAAGAGATACAAGATTTTCAAAAAGAAGGTAGTGATTATACTGGATTTACTGATCAAAAAAACCTTTACTCTGATGCAACTCTTGTTGTATTGAATAGTAAGAACTTACCACAATTTCAAGTTAAGTTCTTAAACGCATTTCCATACAGTCTAGGATCTCTGCAAATGGATGCAACTGTTGAAGACTATGCATACTTTACAAGTGAGGTTTCTTTCAAGTATACTATATACGATATATTTGATATGACTGGCAAAAAATTATGACATTTGATCTTGAGAAAATTCAAGATATGTGGAAGAGTGACGCTGTTATTGACCCTGACAATCTACACGAAGAGTCATTAAAGATACCCTCTTTACATGCAAAGTATTTTGATTACTATAATAATATTCTTCTTTTGAGAAAGAAAGCAGAACAGCAGAGAAAAAATATTCGTCATGAACGGTATGAGTATTATTCTGGAAAATCAGATCCAGATGTTTATATTCAGAATCCTTTTCCGAAAAAGATTAGAGATAAAGAAACCATGACAAAGTATCTTGATGCTGATAATAAACTATCATCATCATCTTTGAAGATTGAATATTATGATGTCATGCTTTCCTATCTTGAGGATATCCTTAAGCAAATTCATCAAAGAAATTATCAGATAAAAAATGCCATAGACTTCAATAAATTCACTGCTGGACTGGGTTAATAAATATATTCAGGCGTGAGTATATTTGATGTCTGACTTGATTATTGCAAAGTCAAATGAAGTTTACTTGAAGATTAAAGCAGAACCTCATATTGATTATGAATTACGAGATTATTTTAAATTTGAGGTAGAGAGTGCAAAATTCATGCCTCAATATAGAAGTAAATATTGGAATGGTGAAATACATCTTTATAATATAAACACCAAACAAATATATGTCGGTCTACTTGATAGACTTATAAGTTTTTGTAAGAACTCGGGATATACATTTGAGTTTGAAGAAAACAAATATTACGGTCTTCCTTTTGAAATCAATAATATGATTTCAAAACCGGGAGTCAATGACTATATGAAGTCTATTTGCTCTCACACCCCCAGAGACTATCAGGTTGAGGGTGTATACGATGCGTTAAGACATAACAGAAGATTGTTAATATCTCCCACTGCATCAGGCAAATCTCTGATGATTTATTCGCTAGTAAGGTACTATACAGCGAAGAAACAAAATACCCTGATAGTTGTTCCGACGACATCTCTTGTAGAACAGATGTATAAAGACTTTGAAGATTATGGTTGGAGTGCTGAGTCATATTGTCACAAAATATATTCGGGAAGGGAGCGAGAGAGTGATTTGCCAGTTATTATTACGACCTGGCAATCTATCTATAAATTAGAAAGAAAATGGTTTGAGAAATTTAATGTAGTGATTGGTGATGAAGCTCACCTCTTTAAGAGTAAGTCTCTGATCGCCATTATGACCAAGTTGCACCATGCTAAGTATAGATTTGGGTTCACAGGTACTCTGGACGGCACACAGACGCATAAATGGGTCTTAGAGGGAGTCTTTGGTCCATCATATAAAATCACAAGAACATCAGAGTTGATGGAGAAAGGTTATGTGTCTAAACTTGATATTACATGTCTGATTCTAAAACATACTCCACAAAAGTTTGAAACGTATGAAGATGAGATACAATATTTAATATCTCATGATAGAAGGAACAAATTCATAACTAACTTAGCAAAAGACTTGAAAGGGAATACTCTGATACTTTTTAGTAGAGTAGCAACTCATGGTGAAGTTTTATTCAACTTACTAAATAATATAGTTGATGTTGATAGAAAAATATTTTTCGTTCATGGTGGAGTGAATGCTGAAGAACGAGAAATGGTGAGAGAGATAACCGAGAGAGAAAATAACGCAATCATTGTTGCCTCTTATGGAACTTTTTCTACAGGTATCAATATTAAAAACCTCCATAATGTTATCTTTGCCTCTCCAAGTAAGTCCAGAATCAGAAATCTTCAAAGCATTGGACGAGTTCTTAGAAAAGGAAAAGATAAAGTAAAAGCGATGTTATATGATATAGCAGATGATTGTACTAAAAATTCAAGAAAAAACTATACATTGAATCACTTTATTGAGAGAGTTAAAATATATAATGAAGAAAAATTTAACTATGATATTCTATCCGTTAATGTAAAATCATGAGGGACTACTATGATCGAAGATGATTTCTACTCAACAATAAAACTTAAGAGTGGTGAAGAAATATTTGCAAAAGTTGCTGCCTCAGAAGAAGACGAGCGCACTATGCTGATATTAGATCATCCAGTAACCATTGAAAGTGTAGAGAGGAATGGTAATGTAATAGGTTATAAACTAGAACCTTGGATGAAAACTACAACAGAAGATATGTTCATTATCAACTTTGATAATGTTTTAACAATGACCGAATCTAATGATATTGAAATTATTCTTTTATATCAAAATTTTGTAGTTCAGTTTGATAAATTAAAGAAAGGAAAGAAACCAAAACTTGATAGAAAAATGGGATATATCTCTAGTGTCAATGAAGCGAAAGAAATGCTAGAGAAGATATTTAAAGAAAGCTAAACCTGTCCTATCAACCTTAACAAAGATATTCTAATTGTAACTATTGGAGTTGTCAAGCCTTGTAGATAAGAAAATCAAATGTTATAATATCTACATAGTTTTATGTATCTTATGTTTATTAGTAAAATGCC